CAAGAAACGTCTGTATTTCTTGTAGAAACTTTCACCAAAATATTGCTATTAAAGGTAAGAAAAACTGGTTGAAGGAAGGAAAGAAAATTCCTAACAGATGCGATTGTTGTGGTAAAACTACAGACAAAATTGTTTTTGATCATGATCATAAAACCTTTAAACATCGTGGGTGGTTATGTCATCAATGCAATCAAGGAATAGGTCTTCTTGGTGATAATCTTACCGACCTTAAAAATGCTGTTTGTTACTTAGAGGAGTGTGAGTTCAAATGACAGAAGAACAACTAGAGCACGAAAGGTGTGTAGATGATGACTATAATGTAATTAATCATTATTATAGAGCTAAATACTATCACCCCAATATTCCATTTTTTCTCCAAGACGAACATGGAGATACTTATGAATTTGGGTGGAGTTTAATTTATCAGTACATTGAGAAATTGACTAATGGTTAAAGAGAAACTAAAGGCACAAGTTAAATCTAGATTTTACTATGTGTTCTGGGGAACTGCTACGATTGCGGTAGTCCTGGGTCAACTGTATGTTGGCACTGGATATCGTCTTCTGCATAGTGGTATGCAAGAACTGCTTAATAAAGTTGATGGAGTGCTTCTCCACTCAACACCTAATGAACCTAAATTTTATTGATTATGAACGTTAAAGTAATTCGTATGTGGTCTGGCGAGGATGTCGTTGCCGACCTCATTAATGAGAGTGATGACTCTATCACTGTGTGTAATCCTATTGTTGCTGTTCCTACTTCTGCTGGCCAGATGGGATTTGCTCCATGGGCACCTCTACTCTCTGATAAGAATGTAGAACTTGAGATTACCCGTAAGTATGTTGTGTATATCTCAGAAACTCAAGAAGAAATTGCTGATCAATATCAGCAGATGTTCTCTACAATCCAAACACCGAGTAAGAAATTGATTGTATGATATTGACTGAGGGTGATGCAGTTTATGCTGCTAATAAATTTATTGATTACTATACTCAGTTCAATCGCATCGATGACTATCTTCGCTTTGTGAAAAAAGACCGTGTTAGCGAAAGGTCTGGATCTTTGTTTGATGCTGACACGGAGTTCTTTGATTCTTTTGGTATGGAACCGAATGACATGAACTTTGAGGTTCATGTTGTTGATACTAATCCAAAGACAACCTCAAGATATAATCAGTGGTTGTATTCTGAAACCCTGAACCTTACAGCGTCTAATGCCATTGAGGAAGCAATTCCTGGCAGAACCCATAAGTGGATTGTGGTTGAGACGAACACTAATAAGGTTGTTGGTGTTGTTCGCTTTGGTTCTCCGACTATTAACAGCAAACCCAGAAATGACTACTTTGGCAAAGTCCTTCCTCTTTCTGACATTAATGCTCATTTTGTCATGGGGTTTAACATTGTTCCTACTCAACCTTTCGGGTTCAATTACTTGGGCGGAAAACTTCTTGCCCTCTTAGCATGTTCTAAAGAACTCAAGCAGCAGTTTGATGAGAAGTATGGTACAGATCTCAAGTACTTTGAGACGACTTCTCTCTATGGAACTACCAAGGGTGTGTCCATGTATGATGGTCTCAAACCCTTCCTGAGGCACATAGGAGACACAGAGAGCAACTTCCTACCCCTCTTCCATGATGATGAGTTTAGGGACTTCTTCTGGTGGTTTAACGAGCGCAATGGTGGAGAACGTCTGATTCCTGCAGACAAGTCATCCAAGAAACTCAAGATTCAAACCAAGATGATTTCTATTATTCGTAAGTCTTTGAAGGATGAGGAAAAACTAAAGCAGTTTAATGATTGTATTGACCATGCTAAGTCTCTAACTGAAAAGAAAAGATACTACTTTGGTCAGTTTCAGCATTCATCAGAAGAGGCAATCGTTTGGTGGAAGAAGAAGGCAACCAAGAGATATGAAAAACTTAAGTCTACTGATAGACTTAGGACCGAACTAGAGGTTTGGAAACAAGGAACAGATTTGGAGATTATTAGATAATGGAACTCAAAGACTGGTTGAACTCAATAAACTTTAATAAGGAAAACCTTATTAAAGAAAACCCCGATATCGTTAAACAATATCCTTCATATATTATCAATCGTTGTCTGTCAGGTCACCTGGATTGTGTAATGTTTGCTAATGAGATGAACAAGCATCATTTCCTTGAAAAGGATATGCAATATTCATTTTATCTAAATAGTTTGAGAAAAAAGAAGAGATTCTCTCCTTGGCTCCGAAAGGATAAAGTCCAAGATTTAGAATGTGTCAAACAATACTATGGATATAGTAATGAAAAGGCATCTCAAGCTCTGAAAATTCTGACCAAAGAACAGATTAACTACATTAAACAACGACTTGATATTGGAGGCATGAAATGACTAATACTGTAGAACCTACGGTGGATTGGTCTCAGGATCAAATGGTGGAGGTTCTTTTGAATGAACCTGATGACTTCCTGAAAGTTCGTGAGACATTGACACGCATCGGAGTTGCATCCCGCAAAGAGAAGAAACTCTATCAATCCTGTCACATCCTGCACAAGCAGGGAAGATATTTCATCGTTCACTTTAAGGAACTGTTTGCCCTGGATGGTAAACATGCTAACCTGACTGTGAATGATGTTCAGAGACGCAACCGTATCACCAGACTTCTGGCAGACTGGGGACTCATTACGATTGTAAAAGAAGATTCTGTTATGGATATCGCTCCTCTGAATCAGATTAAAGTTCTTGCTTATAAGGATAAGTCTGATTGGGTTCTAGAGCAGAAATACAATATTGGAAAGAAAGGAAAGACCCAGGAAGAGTCGTAGAGAAATCGTAGAGAAAACTGCAAACTACAAACAGGACACTTTGGGTAAGTTTTGCTCAAGGTGTCCTTTATAATATGAGGGTAAACACAAAAGGAGGCGCTCCATGCACCCGTTGACTCAAGCAAAACAATCCCTTCATGATTCTCTTTCATGGTTGGAAGAAAATGACTTTGATGAAAAAACATTAAACGAATGTTGGAAAGCATTATTGATTGTTTCAAACCTTCCTCGCACTGCAAAAAAGAATAAATAAATCTGCGATCTTTCGTGCGGTCGCTTCAAAAGTCGGAAACCCCTATAAGGAGGTACGGTTATTTCCGTATCTTCTTTTTTTGTGCTATGCTATAAATATGGATGGATGCCTTCGGGGTCCACACAACATAAACTCGCTTTTAAAGGAGCTAAGAAGATGCCCACTAATCAGATAGTGCATAGGTACAACGCTGCCAACATGGATCAGTTGATTGACCGTATAAATAGATACAGCATTGGTATGGATGATATTTTTGATAGATTAGGTACGTTGCACGAAACCACATCGAATTATCCTCCATATAACCTGATTCAAGTAAGTAACGTAGAGTCTAGACTTGAGATGGCACTGGCAGGATTCAAAAAGGCAGAGGTCAATGTATACACACAAGATGGAAAACTATTTGTCGAAGGACAAAAAGAAGATGTTGAGTCCGAAAGAACTTATGTTCATAGAGGAATGGCTCAACGGTCTTTCACCAGAAGTTGGACACTCGCTGACGAAACGGAAATTAGATCAGTTACTTTTGAGGATGGGTTACTGACAATTGAGTTTGGTAAGATTGTCCCAGATCATCATAAGAGAAAGGATTGGTTCTAAATAGAACTGAATATCGTCGCCGCGAGGAGCACCTGGCAAAATCCAGGTTGACTCCTCCTTTTTTTATTGGTAGAATAGAGGAAAATAGAAATCTTATGACAAAAAGGGAATTCGTTACCAAATCGGGAGACACCTTTGAGTGGGAAGAAACCGACAAAGTTCGTAAGGCAGTAGAGAAACTACACGATACTATTCGCGAACTGGAAAAGAAAAACGCACCTGATTATGGAGTTGGTAAATGACTGTAAAACTGTTACTGCTCAAGTCTGGTGAAGAAGTCATTTCAGATATCAATGAAATGGCAGTTGGCGAAGAAGATGATCAAAAGGTTGTTGGTTATTTTCTAGGTAAACCCTGTATCGTCCAAAAACAAAATCCTGGAGTAATCGAACAGGATAAGAGACAAACCAAAGCAGGATTTGAGGTTTCCTTGATCCCTTGGATTGCACTTTCTGCTGATGATGTAATCCCTATTCCAGCAGATTGGTTAATTACCATGGTAGAACCTGTAGAACAATTAAAAACAATGTACACTGAGGATGTTTTAAATTATGGACAAAACGATCAAAGCGATTCTGCTGACGACCAATCAGATTCTGGTGAGCCAGATTGATGAAGCTCCAGCAACTGTTCCTGGAGAACCAGACTGTAAACTGACCAATCCTTTTACCCTAACTAGTGATGGTATGTTAGAGTCATGGATGATGGGTGCTACACGGGATGATGTGTTTATGATTAGTTCTGACAAGATTCTGACTCTTGCTGACCCAACACCAACCCTACTAGAAAAATACGAGGATCTCACAAAATAATGGCACTTTCAGAAAATACTCTTTCTCATTTACTGGAAGCAGAATCTCACCTTCGGGCAGCAATCAAATCTGCCGCAGTGAATGAGAAACCCATGGTTGTCAAACAACTTGCAGACTTGCTTCATGGTATGGAGCAGTGTAAAAAGTTTGATGAAATCATGGACATGATTGATAATCGCGACCCTGGTAGCAGCGGCATGTTCGGTTCTTTTTTTAATGACGACGAGGAATGAAGTTTTACACTAATGTTCAGTTAATTGGCAATCAGTTTTTGGTTCGTGGAGTTGAGAATGGTAATAGATTTGAGTTTAGGGATGAGTTCTTTCCCACTCTTTAGT